AGTTGTGGATTTACATCTTTTCTTAAAATAACATAAGTTTGATTACTGCTAATACTTGCATCTGAATCATTTATTGCTGCTTCTAGTCTTGATAGTTTAAATTCCGTATCAAAATTTGTCAAATAATCCAGATTATAAGTTGAAATTGCATTGGTCACAATATTCTTTATATCGGACGGTGAATTAACGGTAGATTTTGAATTGTATTTCACAAACGATGTAATGAGTAAATAAAGATAACCAGGATCAATAACTTTAGGTATTATACCCACCGTGCATTTATTTGAAAGAAATATTTCAATATCTTGTTTTTCAAATGTTGATAAAGGTGCACCAGAATTTGTAACTGCTGCAATATATACCCTACCATATTCAACTGTATTGGTGATGGTTTCACCACCATAAACATTTACAGCCTTGACATCTCTATAATTCATTAATATAATGTTTTTAAAGTCATTTGCCGTAACAGCTCTATCTTGTGTCTGATAATGTCTTGGAGCATTAAAACGAATTGATTCAATACCTTCTGCTGGGGCACCACCTGCAGCAACTGAAGTTACACTAATCGATGATGCTATTGTGCCAATACCATTAATTGGCCCTAAATTATCATCAATTGTAAAATTAGTCGATCCATCAGAAGCACCACCCGAACTAATTCTATAGTTAGAATATATTACAGATCCATTGAGTGGGTAATATCCGAAATTACCATCACCAAACATCAATTCATATTTAGTATCCTCGGTAGCTTGTATAAAGTATACATTTGATGTAGATGTTAATCCATATAAGTTTGTGGCTTGTGTATAAAGGGTGTTTGTTTGTCCACCATCTTGGGTAACAATAATAGTAAGACTATCAACATCTACATTATCATTACTCATAATAAACCGCTGATTTTCCACAGATGTATCTACAACAAACACATCTGTAGTATAATTGCCATCATATATGTCAATTGCTGAAGTGAATGTATTAGCTGATGGATATAAAATATAGGATTGATTTGTAGTAAAACTATAAGTACCATTACTACTTTTACCCGTAAATCTAGTACCAAATGGTATTTGAAATATTGACAAATTTGATTGTGGGAATGAAATGTTTATTGTTGCTTTGGAAGATTTTGCAGATCTTGGAACATAATTCAGTTCCTTCGATTTACTAATAACACTATTTCTCAATTGTGCAGAATCAAGAAACATTTCCGATATTGCCATATTTGTGTAAAAAGCATTTAAGTGTGTATTATAAGTCAAAATATCAAGCAATACTGACATGTTTGAGCCATCAAAATCATAATCAGCAAATTGTGATTGATTCTTTAGATAAGTTTTTAATGTTGATTTTAATGTATCAAAGTCTAGATTTACAAGACTGATTGAATTATTTGCCATTCTTAACGTACTCGTCTAAGGATCAGATTTAAATTTTGTGGTGTATTACTATTTATTATGGAAAAAATAATATTTACCGCCAAACGATCTTCTTGTTCATAATTGTAGATCTGCACAGAAAGTAAATTGACTCTTGGTTCATGAAATCGTATGGAATTTTTTATAGCACTTTTCAAGTTTTCTTGAAGAATAATATCATTCGGTTCAAATAATGAATTATTAACATCAGAACCAAAATTGGGATTGAATCTTCTTTCACCTAGATTGGTCAAAAGTAAATTTCTCAGTGCTTGCTTTATTGACTGCTCGTTTTTTAGACGCACAAGATCTTTTGTTATTGGGTGTGGAGTAAGATCATCAAGAAAATCCGAAAAAAGATCCGGTATTAACCTTGTTTGAGTAAAATTATCGGCTCTTGTCGACATTTGATTATCCTGATACGTTTGGTGACGTCGTTATTTGATCTTGTGTTACCGGTAAAGTGGCTGGTATCAATCCGGCAAAAGAAGTAGGAAAACCTATTAATTGAAGAAAACTACAAAAAGTAAATGGTATATACTGTAATAATGCACCAAGACCAATGCGATTAAAAAATTCTTTTACAAGTTTCATCCACTCTTCAATTAAATATAACGGCCATTTTACAGCAAAATCCTTAGCAGCAGAGATCAATCTATTTATTGTAAGTTCTGCAGACTCTGTTACATCTTTATATGCCCCGCCTAATAAATCCAAAAGACTAAAACCAAAAATATTGATTGATTTCAAAGTTGCTATTATCATTTTATAATATTGTTCAATCGGTAAAAGTTTTGAAACAGATGCAATTGCATCTTCTATGATTGTTTCAATATCCAAAGTAACCAAAGCTACGATGGAAGGTAGACCAAGCGCTCTCCAAATTGAATCAAACATTTGTATTAATGTTTTAAAAGCTTGATATAATATACCAGTTGCTATGTTTGTCATTTCCATTATAAACCAAGACCAAATTTCCTGTATTTGCATCTCAGGTGATTGAAGACCAAATTCACCACTAAATGATTTACCAAGTCTGCCAACAACAGCAAGAGCACCATTCAAATTTTTTGTTATTCTTGATTTCACTTCAGCTCTATATTCAGCATCTGTGAATAATTGCAAAATATTTACATTACCAAGAAATGGTACAGGGATTGTAACTAGTCCATTGATAATTGTTCCTATGATTTCTAGGCATTTTGCTAGAACATAAAGTTTAAATTCATAAACAATAGCTCTTGCTTTAATTTCCCATTCATATTCAAGCATAGATAAAGAACCAAATACAGGTTTTGTTATCGAAATTGGAAAATTACCAAGTAAATCATCAATTGTTTTAAGTGATGATCTAATTTGATCTGCTATCTCTTTATAACCAAGAGCAGTCAATACTCCTGGTAATGAAGCCAATTTTTTCAAGGATATGGCAAGATCGCCAGGTTTTGGTAAAAGAGTATCTGGACACCCGACATCTGGAATAAGATCTGAAAGATTTATTGTCATTGTTTATCCATTCAAAATAATTTTGCTTGCGGTGACAATTGTCTGTCCAACGGATATTGAATTAACTTGGCCTTTAGAATTAATTGTAACATCGCCTGATACTGGTGATATATCACCAGCAGTTGTAAACGTAATTGATTCAGCATCAATAATGAAATTTTTACATTTAAATCTTATACTACCATCATTAATAATCTCAATATCACCACCGGAAGTTACTAACCAATTGCCGGATATTACTTCAGTTTTTGAATCCGCAATTTTTGTTACGGATTTACCATCGATATTTTTAGATTCATTCCCTTTAATTCTGGTTATGTGTTTACCACCAACTAGATCCGTTCTATCACCAACTACTTTTTCGGTTAAATTACCCCCAGCTACTGAAACAAAATTACCACCAGATGCCGTATATCTATTCCCTGCAGTTTCTTCACTTACTGATCCATCCACATTAATATTCATCACACCTTTTACTTTTAAATCATAGTGCCCGTCAACTGTGGTTGAAAAACCATCGCACATGTAATAATAAGCTTTACCAACAGAATTGACTACAGTTCTTCCATCTTTATCAATTTCAACATAAGACCCTTTTGTGTGCGCAATACGCAAACTTTCCTTATCTGGTGTATCATTAATATGGAATTCATGACCACCACGTGTAACAGTAGCTTGATTATATGGATATTCCGCTTCAAATGTAGATGGTGGGTGACGGCGATTATTTGTATCTGACATAATTTATCCTATAATGTAAATATTCATGATTTATCTAGCAGGTCTAGTCAAAGGTGCTAAACCATATTGAGCTCTTACAATATTTGTTTCTGCAAGATTATTTTGTGCTCTATTTGCTTCATATAATGCCGGATGTTCAGTACGCATATAATTATCAATATCACCAGTTGTTCTACGCCAACCACCTTCTCTTGCAACAGATAATTGATAATTATCAACTATTCTTCTATATTCAGATTGACTATCGGTGGTGGGTGTGGCGGCAGCGGGTGCTGCTGCGGGCGCTGCTGGCGCTGCACTTTCGGTAGGAGCGGTATTGTTTCCACCACTTGCTTGAGATGCACGGCCAATGACACCGGCACTTAAACTTTCGTCTTGTCTAGCTGCTATAGCTTGATCTTGAGCAAATTCATCAATATCTGCAGATGCTTGTGAGGATATCAATTTTGCTCTTTTAATATTTGTTTGGAATATTGATTGCAGCCCACCTGCAATTGTTGGAATAAGACCCGCAAGAGCGGCAATTTTATTTCCACCACCAAATCCCGCACCAAGAATTCTTGATAGACCAAATGTTTGTGTAAAATTAATATTACTGGAAACAGCTTGTGATAATGCGTTAAATGATAAAGATCCACCACTTAATAATGTATTACCAATTGCGTTTGTAAAGTGATTTTGTGCTGCAAAGGAAGTGTGTTCCTGAGCATTTGTATAATTAGGTTGGCCATTTCTTAAAGTATAAACGGATAATCCTGTGGCCGGATCATTCCATTCAATATATCCCGGATAAGGATCATTTTCGGTTGTATAATATTGTTGAATATAATTATCGGGCGGTGTTTGCAAAATACTAGTTGTTGCGGGTCTTGGTGATGTGGCGGTTGCAACCGCAGCCAAAGGTACCGTCGGGACTGAATTCAATATTGTATTAATACCAGAATTTACAGATCCTGTAACAGCATTACCTGCTGCAGTAACAACACCAGTCGTTAAATTAATTACCTTGTCAATACCTCCAGTAATGCTACCAATAACATTATTCAAGCCTCCAATCACAGAGGCGATTGTAAAATCTGCAGCTTTAAATAAACCTTGGTTGATTGGATTAATACCACAAACACTAATATTTAATGATTTAATAAGATCCTGTATCGCCTTTACACCAGAAACAGCTTTATTTAGCATCCCCACTAATTTAAACAAACCAATTTTATTAGCAAGTGATAAAATAGCATTTCGAATTGCACTTACTGCTGTTCTAACAATACCAGAAACAATTCCTTGGACAGTATTACCAAGAAAATTAAATATCGAATTGACCGAAATAAGACTACCATTTAAACAAGGTAGAGATGATAGTGTTCCAAGAGGATCTACCGCTCTTTTAATATCCAAAACATCACTAGTATTATCTTTACTGGCAGAAGCGACTGTTGGTAACGCCGCAATTGCTCCAGCTTTTTGAGCTTCTGTTATAACAGAGACACCAGAAGTGCGTTCTACAGAAACTTCAGCAGTACCTGCATCCGGTCTATTTGAATTCGTACTTGATCTTTGATTGTTATCAGCTCCTTGAGCTGCGGAAGGAGTACTACCGCCGGTTTTAGCATCAATTAATTGACCTCCGTTGACTATTTGACCTGGTACTGGGTCTCCTGCTCTTCCTAAAGTACCAATAATCATTGGGAATTGAAGATCATTCCCATCACACCAAAATCCTATAACTCTAGAACCAACAACAAGTCCAACCGGACTAGCTCCAACTCTACCAATAGCGGCTGAAGTTACAGGCTGAGTTACTGTTGCCCATGGTAAAGCAGAGTCAGGTATATTTGTTCTATCATCATGACGACCATATACTCTAACTTTTACTCGACCAGATTGATAAATGTCATTTACATCAACGACTTCACCAACCCAATATATCATAGTTTGACCAAGATTTCTCTCAACCATAAATTAACCCTCTCTGTATCGTCCTTTGAGACATTCCACAATACATGTATATCTAGGTTTTTCCTGGACAAGCCCTATTTTATGATGTATTCTAGAAATAAGAAATTTACCTGATAGCATTGGATCTTCCATTACATTACCGGTAGTGGCAGAATTATTTGGAAAAGTACAATTAATAGTACACCCAGGTGTTAAAATAAAATCACCAGGAACTGTTATTTTCAATGCATTTTGCAAAAGTAGTGCTATATATGCCTGTAAGCCTGGGGTGCCTTCGGGAATATAAGTTTCAGGTCTTTCGGCATTATCAACCGGAATATATACTTGTGCTGGTATTTTTGGATTCAAATATCTATTTCTAAATTCACTTGAAACATCGGTACCGCCACCATCACCACCATCTTTAAAAAGAGTATCACTTGCATGATCATCTCGAATTTTATATTCCCATGTGGTAAAATTAAATGTAGTTACTCTTGTTGGACCACCATAACTTATACGATCGAGAGCAGATAAAGCAACCGGCGCTTGATATGATAAAATATTTCTGTCTTGATCGGGGTTTAATGCATTAATATTTATAGCACTTGATTGTACGAAATTTTTAACAACATCAGTGGAAAATAAATTCTCGATAGTAACAAATTTATAAATTTGATCATCGCCGGCTCGAGTTTCAAAAAACACATATGAGGATGATTGATTTTCAATTGATACCGATCTTGATTTAACCAAATTAATAGCTTTATAAGGACTCAAATTAGCAATATTTAATATTTGAGGACTTCTTGTTCGTTCCGTAATTACTTGTTTGTTAGAATGTAGATACGTTTTTACTAGATCTGTAACTATTTCTGAATTTAAAACATTTTGATAAGCCTTTTGCACATATTCATTTTGAGCATACATTGCTTCAATACTTGCGCATTTCAATACGTATGTTTTTGCTCTCTGATTTGGTAATTGTTCACCTTCACCACGTTCATAAAGAGCAAACTTATAATATGCTTTTACATCACTTGGACTTATTAAATTAAACTCTATTAGCTCATCACCGAGTAATCTCAAATTACCAACAATATCTTCCGAATCAAGAACGGTTATATCACAAACTATTCCTGGCGTAAAAATACTTTCGTAAATCGATGCTGATACAAATGATGTCGTAAGTGTTAACGTACCACGAGGAGAAGCTATAAGCAACTTCTCTACTCTTACATCACCAATTGAAATATTATTACTCATTATTTTAACAATGCTTTCAGTTCACCGGCAATTTTACTTGAATATTGTTTTTTCAAAACTTGAATCGACTTATTTTTCTCATTGATCTCGGTTTCATAATCATAATAATAAACTGAACTCCAATAAGTTGATTCATTTGTTGGAATATTATTTGTTATAAGAGTTGCATTAGTATAAAGTGTTTTGACTTTTGTTTCCCTACCCATAACATAATGTGTAGCTCCATTTTCTGTCACATTACCAGATGTATGTTGGATTAAAAGAGGTGTGGTGGTTGTTTGTCCATTAGGCATTACATATGAAGTACTTCTTCCACAAACTTGTCCACTTCCTATAATTGTATTTCCGCTATAAACATCAACTATTTCATCAGTAACAAATACCGGCTTTGTAACGGTATATTGTACAATAGCATTTGTTGTAAGTTTCCAATCAATTTGTTTACGTTTATACGCAAGTGGTGTTCTGGAAAAAACAACATCCGCATAAACAGGTTCATAAAAACGTTTAACAGTTGGAGTTAAACTATCGAAGGAAGATATAGAAATCGTATTTTCATTAGCATACCAATTATTTCTGTAGTACTTTATTTTTGTTGTAGCATTTGATAAACTACCATATTTTTTAATAATAAAATCATCAAAACTTGCTTGATCAATATACCAATCATAATATGGGTCAACAACTTTGTTTGTTATATGAAGGATCCATCCCATATATTCATCTTGATAATAACGATCCGCTATTTCATCAGGTTGTTCACCTTGATTAATATCATACGGATAATAAAAAATTGGATTATTATAGACAGAATTTAGAACTGTTGCACGTTCGGTGATATTACGGATTGGTGCCCCATTATATCTAATAATAGGAAATTTCTCAAAATATTTTTCAGCCATTTTTATAACTTTCTTGAATTAGTCGAAACCTTGTACAGGGCTTATTATTGGTGCACCACTTTCAAGCGTCTGCATAGGTACAATCTGAGTCTGAGGAGTTGGTGCTGCCGGTCTTGGTGCTGGCGCAACTTGAGTTGTCTGTTGTGTTTGTGTTACTGGTGCTTCAGCGACAGCACTATTAGGTCTTCCGTCAAAATACCATTCCCTGAATGTAAAACCAACAGTTACTTTCATTAATTCGGATTGATCGGCCCATGATAAATCTATATTACTAATTGATGTAGGATAAGCTCGTGTTAAATTTATTGTATTAACTTTATTACCTTCATTATTAAATATTAAAATTTTCATTGCTTCCGAAATATATTCATTTTTATATAAAGACAAATATGTTGTACCAGCAGAAGCTGAACCATTATTTCCAGGCTGAAACTTAAAAATACTATCTATCCAAGTACTAAAAAATTTCCATATTGAATTTTGTTTATCTTCAATAAAAGATATGCTTATATCTGAAAAATTTACATTAACCGCCGTTTTTTCTTCCGGGCCTATACCATAGCGATATGTACTAATAGATTTTAGATTAACACCGGGCATATTAATACTAGATGCTCTAAATTGAAGATAATTGTTCATGTTCGATGTACCACGAGGTGGTGTAATTTCAACTAGGAATTTATTATTTTGTAATGTACCACTTCGATTAATATTAGTTGAAAATTCTTTTATATTGAAACCTGCCATTAAAACATACCCTTCGAATCTTTCCAGACTTGTTGTTTGGATGCTTTTACAAATCTTTCTACCGGTAACATTAATGCTAAATCCCAATTCTCAGGTTCAATATTTAAATAAGAACTTTGCACATGAGTACGAAGATATTGTTTAATACATGGTTTAAAATAACGATGGCTTGATATGCCGTTAAGAATACTATAAGTTTGATTACCGTCTTTTTTATATGTTATATTCATGAGTTTTGCTCTAAGAATAGGTGGCAAATAATGTAAATTATAACCTATAAATCCATCTTTTTTTAAATTGAATGGTATTAATAATGGAAATCTATCATAATATGGCAATGTATCTTTATGTTTTGGATCATAAGCAAACATATACATTTTACCAATTGAATCGGCATCAATTAAGGTAGTTATATTATTTGGATTATTCAACGAATTTTTGTTCACAGTTTTCAATACGGATTGAAACCATTTATTAGAATTTTTACGCTGATCAGTTTCATTAAGATTATCAACTCGACCTCTCTCCGATAACTGTTGGAAAATATAAGCTGTCATTTACCGTATATATCCCTCTCAGTCATAATCTGAAATTTCCATTTTCGATCTTTACAATATTCTTCTGCCGCATGCCATTTAGCGGAATTGACACCCCAAGTATAAACTTCATTAATATATCGTTTAGTTGGATTTTTTTGTTTCTTAGGTTCAATTGTTTGTGCCAAAGGTTTTACTTCAATCATTATCGTTTCTTTATTCTTTGTATTTATAATAAAGTCAGGAAAATATCTATGAATTTTTCCATCAATTGGTGAACGATAATGAACAACATGCTCTTCTGATGACCACCATACAATATTTTGGTGTGCATCGAAATGAGACATAAGTCGTAATTCCCAACTAGAACGATATACGATATTAGTTGGATTACCTTTGTATTTATTAGGATTTAAAGGTTTGAAAAAACCCTGTAGATATTTTGCCATTTCGTGCTATCAGTATAAATAAAGATAATGATATTTATTCTAAGGATAAAATAATGGCTCTCGAAGCGCAAACACGCACGGATTTATTTACTAGAATTGGTAGAAATATTCAATCTACAGTAGAAACTACGGCGAGTCTTACTGCACTAGCCCCTGAAGCGAGAGATCTTTATGTATCTAGATATACGAATTCAAGAACATTATATCAAGATCAAATTGAATTTCCCGCGGATTTAACAAGTGTCAGTCGGCATTACATCTCATTTTTATTCCAAGCATATCAAAAAAGATCAATTAATAATGCGCCTTTTTTAAGATCTAATGGTACTATTAGACTTCCTATGCCAGATAATTTAAAAGATGATACTTCGGTAACATATGGTACTAAATCTTTAAGTCCGGTATTCGGTGCAGCACTTGATGCATTATCACAAAGTAATCCTTCAGACATGTCTATAAGAACACCTGCAACAATTGTTGGTGCTGAAACTTTAGCAACTCGAAATGAAGGAATTATAGATGTTTTTAAAGCATATACAGGTATAACACAAAATCCGTATCAAACTGTTCTTTTTGAAAAACCTAATTTTAAAGAACATAGTTTTACATGGAAACTTGTCCCAAGTAATGTAGCAGAAAGTGAAAGAATAAAAAATATTATTAGAACATTGCAATTTCATATGTTACCTGGCATATCAGGCGCACCAGGTTTACTTTTTTCTTTTCCAAGCTTGGTAACCGTCAGTTTATTCCCAAGCAGCAATTATCTATATAGATTTAAGCCTTGTGTTATTGATAAAGTCAGTGTAGATTATGCACCAGGCGGTGAATCAAGTCCTTCATTTTATCGTGGAACAAATGCTCCAACCGCAGTTTTACTTAAAATTTCGTTTCAAGAAATTGAATATTGGACTAATAAAGATTATGAAACAAATATGTTTGATGATAATGCGGCCGAAAGCGCACAAGGTGCATTTACTACACAACAAGGAAATGTAAATCCCGGATTACTTGATTCAATTTTTAATTCAACATCTTTTACAAATGCAGGCCAAAACATACTTAACGCTGTTGATAATGCACAAGGTATTGATAGGCAACGAACACCCCCACCAACCCCATAATTGCGCTAAATATTCATTATATTAAAAAGATTTTTTATTATTACAACATTAATGGAGTTACATTATGCCACTACCAAAAATTAAACACCCAATTCATGAATTCATTATTCCGTCAACAAGAAAAAAAGAATTATTTAGACCTTTTCTTGTTAGAGAAGAAAAACTTCTTCTAATAGCAAAATCATCTGGCGATCAAGCCGATGTTCTAAGAGCCGTAAAACAGGTTGTGAATAATTGTGCTATCAATAAAGCATTTGATATCGATAAGATTGCAATTTTTGATGTTGAATATTTGTTCCTAAAACTTAGAGCTGTTTCAATCAATAATATGGTCAAGGTTTCATATATTGATAATGAAGATAAAGAAGTATATGATTTTGAAATTGATCTTTCAAAAATAGAAGTTAAATTTCCAGACGGCATTGATCAAGTCATTAAAGTCAATGATCAAATAGCTATTGTAATGAGACATCCACCAGCATCTTTATTTGATGATAAAGAATTTGCGGAATCAGGTAATGATGCTTTTTATGAACTAATCCTTCGTTGTATTGACAAAATTTATGAAGGTGATGATGTTTATAATCCATCGGAATATAGCAAACAAGAAATGGAAGATTTCTTAAATGATTTAGATGTTGATGTGTTTGAAAAGATTCAAGCATTCATGTCTAAAATGCCAAAACTCTATCATCGGATTGAATATAAAAATAAAAATGAAAAAGATAGGGTAATTGAGCTGACTTCGCTCGCCGATTTTTTTATGTTGGGCTAAGTCATAATACATTAGAAAATTACTATATCTCATTATTTTCATTAATTCAACATCATAAATATTCAATTGCAGATGTTGAAAATTTAATACCTTTTGAACGTGATATCTTTGTCGAAATGCTCCTGCAATATCTGAAGGAACTTGAAGAACAAAGGAATCGTAATGTCTGACAATAATATTGATAATAGTATTGCAAACCAACAATTATCCATACAAAATGAACATTGGGTAAAACAATATTGGCGCCCATCAATGGGTTGGCTATATATGGCAATGTGTGCATTTGATTTCATAATCTTTCCTTTGATTATGATGTTCCTACCTGTTTTTACTCATGCACCATATGCTAAATGGGAAAGTCTGACCCTTTCAAATGGTGGACTTATTCATTTATCATTTGGTGCTATTCTTGGTGTTTATGCTTTTAGCAGAAGTCAAGAAAAAATGTCGAGTAAGTAATAATGGCAAAAAAATCTTTACCATCTGGAGTAACTGGAGGATCCAATAATAATTCCTTTAAAGATAGAATGTCGAGTTCTGGTAATTCTAGATTCAGCAAAATTTTTCCAACGCTTGGGAAAATATTAAGAAAACAAAATAATAATACAAATCAACAAGATGCAACCATTTATACTGCTAATGTTTTTAGAGGTATATTGGAAAATCAAGATAAACAAAATGCTATTTTAAAACAAATATTAGGCGAAATAAAAGCAGGTAGCAATGGTTCTGGTGGTTCAAATAATGAACCCGGTTTATTGGATTTATTAGCAGGTTTACTACCAAATATATTTGATTTAGGTAGAAGAAAAAATCCTAGAGGTAATAAGCAGCCTCCTGGTCGCGGTAATAAACCACCAAAAACAATACGAGGGCCAAGAGCAGCAGCATCAGGAACAGTATCTCAAGTAAGACCAGTAAGTGGTGCACCAGCAGTATCAGCAGCACCAGAAACAGCACCTCAAGTAAGACCAGTAAGTGGTGCACCAGCAGTATCAGCAGCACCAGAAACAGCACCTCAAGTAAGACCAGTAAGTGGTGCACCAGCAGTATCA